TGGTTAAATCCAAAGGACTTTCAGCCATAAACACTTCAAGGTTTATCCATTCTTCATAACTGATGTTTGATGGTTTAATCAAACCATATTTAACCCCCTTGAAATCTACTACTAGTTGTAGGGGTGTTGTGTCTGTATTACCCCATTCAGTCATCAACATCTTTGCCACGAACGATACTTGTGCGAAGGGTGCTTGTTTCACTTCTTCAATCGGTGCTCCCGTCATCATAGTAATCAATTCTGTTGCTTTAATGTCGGGGTTTTTCTTCAGTAATTCATACTGCTCTATTGTGATGGGTAATATCCCATATTCTTTTTTACCTAATACTACTTTCATAATGTTTCACTAATATATTTATCATCTTACCTAATGGTTTCTTTTCTTTTATTGATAGTTCTTTTAGGGCTCTATAATATTCACCCTTCATTATGATTGACTTGTAGTCATAATCATAATCCTTTCCTAATCTTTTAATTTTCATAATTACATAAAACTATATTTCACTTTTGGCTTATAGGTCATTTCCGTAATCAAATACCTTGCGGCGTCTAATAAGTGGTCTCTACCTGTTGTCTTACTGGTGATGTTCCCTGACCTGTCCTTGAACCATTTGTAGTTCTTTAGTTCTTCAATCAAGTTAGTTGATGATGCGTCAATCTGTAGTTTATACTTTTTCATTTCGGTTATACCATACAGGACTGACCCTGCTTCCTTCTTTACCCCCCTTGTTCTTGAATAACCACCCTTCTTCAGTTCGTCAATCATACGGGGCTCACTACTATCGGCGATGACCTCAAAGGTCTTTTGTAATCCACCTTCACGCATCTTGAATAATATATCATCACTAGACAATCCCTTTTCATAGAATACTTCCTTCAGGTAGATTACATTATCAGGTTCGTTGATAAGTCCCCATACACACGCACATTCGTCATTAGAATAACCCCAGTCAATTCCTACACCTAACATCTTGGAATATCTTGGTGCTTCTTTAACCACTTCCCAATTGATAAAGATTGTTTCACGGGGTTTAATCTTTTTACCCAACGCATAAACTTCATACATTTCAGGGTCTATGTCTTTCAACCCTTCAATAGATTTTACAATTCGGTCATCTAAAAAGGGGTTCTGTTTGTAGGTTGAAATGATTAGTTGGTTTTCAGGTTTTTCTTCCAATTCATAAACGAACCAATCATCACTAGCCGATGGGTTGTAATCTGCTATGATGAACCTACTGGTTCTAATGTCTAACTGAATAAACGCATCTTGGGATACTGATGTAATTTCGTTGATGAATACGATGTCTTGTTTCATACCACGAAGTTTTCCTGAACCATCATCTGCTCCCAAGAACCTAACTAATGAACCATTATCAAACCTGTAGATTACTTCTGTCTTGTTGAATAGTTCAGGGTTGTATAAACCCATTTGGTTCATTACTTCCTGAAAGTCCAATAGAACAGAATTACGGATTGATACAAGTGTGTCCCTAACTATCGTAATTGTTGTGTTGGGGTTCTGTAGAATGTATAAAATCAGGTAGGATATGGTTTGATATGTCTTACCGCTTCTTGATGAGCCACGAAGGAATATATGTCTTTTACCTTCCTTGACTGCCTTGTCTATATCCAAGTATAATGTTGATACTTTTACTTCCATACGAAAAATCGGGTAATCCCCCAGAATACTATAAATATAGTTTATGTTGTAAAAAGATGTATAACAAAAAACCCCAACCTTTTCGGGTTAGGGTTTCAACAATATAGGACAATCACAATTACTTCTTGGGAAGTCCTTTATTATCTATATGGTCTTGGATTGTTTCTAATCTTTTACCTAATTCGGCGGTGTATCCGTTTTCTACATAATCCACAAGGACTACGGACATTCCCACAAGTTCCTTCATAGTTAAACACTTTCCACAGGAAGTAGCCCAATCAAGAACCAACTTCATAGAACTTTGTGATGCGATTTGTCTGTCTTTATTCTGTGCCATATCTTATAGGTTATTTACGATTTTAATTTCAGCGATGTCGTTTAGAAGCCAGTTGATATTATCTTCATACCAACCAATACTTCCTTCGGTTTCAATTTCAGGGTTTTCTTCAATAAACTTATCAAAGTCAAAGTTGTCTAACATAAACGCCAACATTTTAGTTTTGGGTTCATTCAATTCAATAGTGTAGTTTTCCATATTTTTATTTCGTTTGTCTTACAAAGATAGTAAATATTTTTTATACTGCCAAACATTTCTCAAAAGAAATGTGATGTTGTGGTCGTGTAAAATAACTAATTTCTACAATAGGTTCATTAGTAATACTATCTACCTGTCCCATAGTATAAGCCATTTCATCAGCGATGATTGTTGTAGTTCTTTTGATATGAATACCCCGACTTGTTTTTGCTCTTTCCCCCTTTGGTATATCTTCCCAAGATATAATAACATCTTTGGTGTGTGAAGAACCAAAGGTTTCATCAGTTAAAACGAAACCAGGTTTCAATACTTCTAAAACCATACTGGTTTCTTTCTTATTTAACTTACTTCTACTTCTCATATTACTTTGCGTTTATTTCTACGATTGTTGTGTATCCACCCGCTTCGTTGGGGAATGATTGTTTTGTGTATTTAGCCAACTCACCATATAGGTTAGTGATTTCGTGAGCGTGAATACATACACCATTTTCCATAATCCTAACGATGATGAAGTTTTTTTTCTTATTCTGTTTGTCTTTCATAGTGATACAAAATTACGGATTAGTTTTGATATTCCCAAGAAAAAGTTGAAAAATATTCACCAGTTTCTTCTTCAATAATATCAACCAAAAAATCGTCAATATCATCTTCTTCTTCATCAAAATCATAATCGTCCAAATCAACTTCTAATGTTGTTTGACTTTTAAGTTCTTCACATCGTTCTTCAATTTCTTCTTCAGTCAAATTGTTTTCACGATTGTAGTTCTTAAAATACTTTTCGTCCCATAAGTAAGTAAATGCGATGTCTGTGATTATTATTGTGTTTCCCATAGTGATACAAAATTACGGATAAGTTTTGATACTGCCAAACTATTTTTGATAATATTTGATACTACCCATTTGTCTTTCTAATTGGATAGACCATTCTATCGCTTGAAGGATTACTAATATTCTATACTTCCTTCTATTGTGATTTGATTTTCGTTGTCTTGGGATTTTCATACATTTACCTTTTTAATAAACTTATAGTGTTCTTCCTTGAATAGTTCATAATCAGGTTCAGTTGTGAATACCCTTGATGTCTCTTGGAATACTTCATCACCTATGTAGTGTAATACTATGAATAACCTACCCTGCGTCGTTTCTACGGGACTTATTTGTGATGAATACTGATTACCCCTAACTATTGTAATTGTCTTCGTATAACTCTTCATTTGGTCTTTCATAACAAATGACCTTTTTTCATCGTTCCATTTTTTTCCACTACGGATTTGATTTATCATTTCACGGGATACACCATACATTTCTGCGATGTCCCCATCACACAACATCGTTGTTGCGAATAATCGTTTGATTTCCTGAACCTTCTGTTCGTCCAATTTACTAGCACCTATCATATTGTTTGTTCCTTTCTTTCTATTGGGGGTTTTTCATCTTTACAATCACAATCGTTTAATCCGTAATCAATTTCATCAACCCATTTATTTAAGTCCATTAGGATATGCTGACTATCAGCAGTTCTTAAATTACCATACATTTCCCTACCAATCTTTTTGGTTATTTCATTTCCATTATAGGAAACTTTAATATTCACACCATCTTTTACATAACGGATTTCATAGATGAACTGACCCCAAATATAATCTTCCATCAATTTCTTATCACTTAAAGGAATGTCCCAAAACAATACATCAACAGGTGCCATACCTTCTTCGTTGATTTGATTGATGAATGGTTTTTTCTTATTACCAAACATACTACCAAACTTACCATCATTTACAAACTTATTGATTGTGTGATAAAATCTTTGTTTGTTAAAGTCCTTACCTAAAGAATATAATACAGGTCGTAATGCTGATGTATCATCAACCCCACCATCGTATTTAATCCACGAACCCATTACGAACTTTCCGTTGTCGTAAATCTTAAAAATTGCGTTTGTTCCCATATCTATAAATATATTAAAAGTTTTTATTATGAAAAGTTTTAACAAACTTACGGAACTTTGATTTGATGTGTTCTACAATTTTGTCTTCAACATTTTCATCATCAACTTTCCAATAAGGGTTTTCTTCAGGTTGGGGACAATACCAGTCAGTATTGATATACCAGATGGTTTCAATCCCTTTATGTTCTACATAGTAGGTTGCGTATATCTGTGTAATCTTTCCTTCTTCGTAGGTAATTGCTTGGTTTTCTCTTTTGCTTCTCATAGTGATACAAAGTTCAGGATTATATTTGGATTATACAAGCGATTAGTTAAAAATATTTTTAAGTTCTTGGGTCAAATTATCACCACACATATCCACACAAACCGCTTGGATTACATCATCAGGAAGATTACCAAATACCACATCTTTTCTACCCATAATACTAATAAGAGCGATGAATGATTTTGCGTCAAGTTTAGATGGGTTTATCAAATCCAACAAACTAATCTTACCAATTTTGGTCTTGAACTTTTCATTACCTGCTACATCAACCCATTCTTTCAAGGTGTTTGCTTCTGCGATTACATTACCGATGATGATTTCAATTTTCTCTTTGATTTGTTGTTCTTGGTTTTTCATAGTGGTTTATTTTTTTATAGTGTGATTGTGTCTTACAAAGATACTGATTATTTTGATACTGCCAAATGTTTTTTTACAAAATCCAAAATATTATTCATAATAACTTGGTTGTAATGATGCTCGGTTGAATTGTCCCTTGTTTGATTATGTATGTTCTGTGATACATTTTCATCAATACTCCAAAGTTTAGATAATGGTAAAACCTTATATTCCATAGGATAATCAAACGCCATATTCAACAAAGTTAAAACTTTATCATACTGCGATAATTTATCAAAGTTTTTCGGTAATCCTTTTTGTGTGTTTTTCATAATACAAAGATACTAGTTTAATTGATTTCTACAAAATTATTTTCAACTTTTTTGTATGCCTTACCATCAACTACAACCCAATAGTAAGCATTACCAAATCTCTTACCGAACTTTCGGTTGTATAATGATACTAATTCGTTGGCTTCTTCAACCAACATTTCTAAAGTAATACCATACATATTTTCGTATCGGTTGATTACCACAGGGTTTTTAGCGTTGAAGTGTTGGATAATCGCAAATTGTTCGCTCATCTTGTATTTCATTTCTCGTTTAGTATTCATACCACAAAGAAACGGCGAATTATTGAAACTGCCAAACATATCACAAAAAAAAAGGAAGGTTTTTTACACCTTCCTTTTTATCTATCCCCAAGACCAGTTTTTAATAATGGCAGTCATCAAAGAACATCAGGGTCTTCAGGGGTAGTATCTTGGTAATTTGTCGGTAGTATTACACGGACTTCTATTTTGTCTAAACCAGTATGGTTCAGTTCTATAGATTGCTTGACCTTATATTCGGGGTGCCTGTGTTTTAAGAAAAACTGAAGTAAGTTTGGGTTTTCTGCTAAAGATTGTTTTAATATTTCTTCTGCCTGTTCTAATTCAATTTGGAAATATTCTTCAATCTTGGTCTTAAACTCTTCGTCATACTTCTTCCACCTGTAGTAAGAAACATCACTACAACCGCATAGTTTGGTTGCCTGTTTTACCGATTTACCTTCGGCTAGTTTATTGATAATACAATTCTGCTTTTGGATAGTTGAATGTCTGTTCTTGGCTTCCCTTGAATAGACATAATTACCCTGTCTGCTTTTTGGTTTATCATTTTGATTTGGCTGTTCCATACATATCAATTCTTTCTTGTTGGGTAGATGGTCTTACCCCTAATTTTGTAAAAATGAACTCGTCTATTAAACGCAATTCACTATTTGCTATATTACCCCAACCACGACTGGCGAGCCTACTTTCTACCTTCTGTAATGGACTTTGCTTACACGAACACATTTCCTTTTTCCTTTCTTAAATCATCTAATCGTTTATTTGCTTCCCAAAAGATTTCTGTGAAATAATAACACATTTCGTAGTTGTCGTTTTCGGTGTGGTGTTTTATTTGTTCTTCAATATTCGCTAGTGTGTTATTCAACAACTGCGATGGTAATATATCCGTCATCTGTGCGGTGATGATGATTTGTTGAAACAATACATCAACGCCTGCTTCTATTACCTTCTTCCTGTCTTCAATAGGTAGGTTAAACAATTCACCTACTTCAACATCTTCTACATTATCAATCATAGTGCGTTTCTTTTTAGTTCAGGGTTCATATCACTTCTAAAAGAATATAACTCCTTTTCCAATTTTTCAATATGGGTTTGGTATTTTTCTAATTGTGATTTTAATTCTTTGACTTCAACCTTCAAGTCATTTATTGCCATCGTATAAACAGATATTACTTCTTTAACATTTTCAATTTCCAATCTGTTTGCTTCTGCCTTGGTTTTTCTATTACCAACGATGTATCCTACTATCGTTGAAATAAAACCAATTACAGCGGTCGTTATTACATCATTCATAATCTATAAATATTAGTTGTCCTTGTTTTTTATTGGTAAATTATGTCGTTCGTGAAATTGTATCCAAATCGGTATGTTCCCTGATGTATCATAATTCAAGTTATTTAGAATTACTTTTAGTTCCCTATCCATATTTTCCTTTTGTGTTTGTTGTCCTTTTGATGCTCTACAATTCATACACATCAAACAATTCCCATAAGCGTCTATGTAATCTACACAACCCCTAAACTTTGTTTTAAGGAGCCATCTATCACAATACCTACATTCATATTCCCATTCCCCGTATTCATCAACACGCTTTCTTCTAATCAGTAAATCATCATCATTTAGTTCCATCTTCGTTCAATTAAAAAGGGGGGTTGAATAGTTAGGACAAACGAATAAGAATAGTATATGGGAAACACTATTAGAAAGCAAACCCCCCTTAAACATAAATATATTCAATTATTCAATTATAGTGAATATTGATGATACTAATTCATCAAGTTCTTTATCGGTTGTAAAACCATTATCAATATCATAAATGACTTTACTGACTAAATCCTTCCTGTCTATTCCCCTTTCGGTGATGACGCTTTCCTTGAAGGTTCTAATACTTTTGTATTTCGCAAAATACCCATCATCACCCAATCCTAATGTAAGTGAAATGTTATATTGTAATCTGTTGAACTGAACCATAGTGATTTCATCAAGGGTAGTATTCAAGTCGGTCATCAGTTTATTAAAGTCCTTCTTATTCATAATCAACCCATCAGTAAAAACTTTAAGTGCGATGTGTTTGTCGTCTTCAGTTTCCCTAACTAATATGTTATGTGGTGTTTTATAGGTCTTTCCCCACGCCAGTTTGACTTTCTTTTCCTTTGTGGGAATATATCCCATAATGGTTTTTATAGCCTCTCCTAACCAGTATTTAATCATATCATTTTGATTATTGGTAATACCGAGCATCGTGTGTGTGTA